AAGGGTGATTGTTCACAAAACCGCACCAAACATTCTGCGAAAGAATGTTATGCCCGCTTTATCTGCAAATGTATAAAAATACACCAAAAAATACAAATACGCCAAAAAATACAAATACGCCAAAAATACAAATACACCAAAAAATACAAATACGCCAAAAAATACAAATACGCCAAAAAATACAAATACGCCAAAAAATACAAATACACCAAATTATACAAATACACCAAATTATACAAATATACTCATTTATTTTTTATGTTGTTGTATTTTCAAACGTGTAAAATAATAATGTAAAAAGATATAGACATTTCCCAAGATTATATATTGACCTTATAAACATGTCTGCAACCGATTTAGAAACAAAATCAATTACCACCGATTATATCAATTTATCACAAAAATACCGCACAATTTACGGACCAAAAACCATTGTATTGTTGCAGTGCGGTGTTTTTTTTGAGGTATATGGCCTCAAAATCAACCAAGAAATCACCGATAAAACCCCCATCATTGAATTCGCACAAATAGCCAATCTCAATATTGCCGACAAAAAAATCTATGTCGGCGAATATCAAGTAGTAATGTCCGGATTTCGCGACTATTCTCTGGAAAAGTATTTGCAGAAAATCACCGAAAATGGGTATACTGCCGTCGTATTTGTTCAAGAAAAGGTGGGGAAAGTGATTAATCGCGTTTTCCATTCGGTTCATTCGGCCGGAACGTATATCTCATATGAAACCGATATTAGTCCTCAAATTACTAATAATATTATGTGTATTTGGTTAGAATCGTTTACTCCATTATCCACCTCCGTAATCAAAACCCGCAATACAATTGTATGTGGGGTTGCAGTCGCCAATATTTTTACTGGACAATCCGCGATATTTGAGTATCAAACCGCATTCTATATGAACCCTACTACATTTGATGAACTTGAAAGATTTGCAACGATTTATTCTCCCAGTGAAATCATTATTATATCACCTTTTTCCCAAGATTTGGTAAATACGATATTGCTATATTCGGGTATACAAACAACGGTAATTCATTATGTTAGCACGGCGACCGACCAAATTAGCGAAAAGACCAAGAATTGTAGTCAACCGAAATATATACAACATATTCTATCCACTTTTTACGACAATGAAATATATAACATTTGTGCGGAATTTGTCGCGTATTCTTTGGCTACACAATCTTTCTGTTATTTATTAAATTTTATCCAAGAACACAATCCCGATTTAATACGCAAAATCGCTATACCCGCATTTAATAATTCGGCAAATCGCGTAATCTTGGCGAATCATACCTTGAAACAATTGAATATTATTGATGACCGGTCTATAGACGGTCAATCTTGCGGACATTTGTCGTCAGTCTTGGCGTTTTTAAATCGGTGTTGTTCACCTATGGGCAAACGTCTTTTCCAGAGTCAATTATTGAATCCGTCGTTTGACCAAGAATGGTTGGAATCCGAATATTGTATGACGGCACAAATTCTGAAACCGGATACATATGCTATGGTCGCACCTATTCGCAAACAGTTGGGACAAATACGGGATATTGAAAAGATTTGCAGACAACTTATTATACGCAAAGTATATCCTTCGTCCATTTATCACCTGTATAAAAGTATTAAACAAATCCAACAAATTAATGTATGTTTATATGAGAATTGCGATATTTGCGATTATTTATGTTCAAACTTAAGCAAAATCTTGGACAAAGATAATATTATAATTGAATCTTTGACCAAAAATGAAATGATAGAATCAGTTTGTTCCAAGATTATATTATATATAGAATCAATTCTACATATTGATATGTGCAAGACTATAACATCGGTTCAAACATTTGACGTAAATATTATACAAATGGGATTCTCGTCGGGTTTGGATAATATATATGCGAAATACCAAGAAAATGTAAATATGTTTAATAATATACACCAATATTTCAATAAATTGATGCAGGATGCAGATGGTGGGTCGGCCGATGTTGAATATGTAAAGATTCATGAAACCGAAAAACTAGGGTCATCGCTACAAATTACGAAAAAACGGGGATTATTATTAAAAACCATTCTTGGGAAAATGGACAAAGAATGTAACAAAGATGGGACCAAAGAAAGTTGTATATATGGAATATCCATTGATGATATTAAACTGGTGCATTCAACCGCCGCAATAGATGAGGTCAGTTTCCCATTATTGGAACGAATATGTAAATCTATATTAAAATACAAAGATGAACTGAATGTGGAAATAGCCAATGCATATAACAAATTCTTGGGAAATCTAGAAAAGGAATGGTTCATTGACCTAGAAAACCTGGCGAAATATGTCGCACGATTAGATGTATTACAATGCAAGGCCTATATAGCCAAAGAATACAACTATTGCCGACCCGAAATAGTATCCACCACCAATAAATCATTCGTATCTGCGACGGAACTTCGCCACTGCTTAATTGAACACTTGAATATCGCCGAGATTTATGTGCCGAATGATATTATGGTAGGCTCTGCGGGTTCAGCCAAACCAATAAATGGTATATTATTATATGGAACAAATGCAGTTGGTAAAACGTCGCTCATTCGGGCATTGGGAATTGCCGTAATTATGGCCCAATCGGGGATATATGTTCCATGCAGTAAATTCGTGTATAAACCTTATACCGCGATATTTTCACGAATCTTGGGAAATGATAATATTTTTAAAGGACTTTCAACGTTTGCAGTTGAAATGTCGGAACTTCGGCTCATTTTGAAAATGGCGGACGAGAATAGTTTAGTATTGGGCGATGAATTGTGTTCAGGCACAGAAACTGAATCAGCTCTGAGTATTTTTATGGCGGGTCTACTTGATTTACGTAAAAAACAGTCGTCGTATATTTTTGCGACACATTTTCATGAAATCTTGAAATATAGTGAAATGGCGGAATTACCGGATTTATGTGTGATGCATATGGCCGTCACATATAATAGAGAAAAGGATAGCTTGATTTATGACCGCAAATTGCGAGAAGGAGCGGGGAATCGCATGTATGGCCTAGAAGTGTGTAAATCGCTATATTTACCTGACGAATTCTTGGAAAAAGCATACCAAATACGCAATAAATATCATCCAGAATCGGGTGGTGGTGGTCTATCTAATGTATCAACTACATATAATGCAAAAAAAATACGGGGAATATGCGAAATGTGTAAGGAAAATATGGGCGAAGAAATCCATCATATCGCACCACAGAAATCGGCGAATTCGGCTGGATTTATTGGAACTTTTCATAAAAATCATCCGGCGAATTTAATGTCGGTTTGTGGGAAGTGCCATGATTTGATTCATTCGGCCAAGAATTAGATTCGGCCAAGAATTAGATTCGGCCAAGAATTAGATTCGGCCAAGAATTAGATAATCAAATAGTAACACTCTTGGTATGTAATGTAGTCACTGACCCGATTGGTCCCGCTTTACTCACATTTTGAACACGCGTCCAAATAATGTCGACATTTTTTTCGTCAGAATATTTGGAATACTGTTTGCATAATACAGCACCTTGTTTAACTATATACCGAATTTGCGACCGGTCTATATCGGCAGGCATTTCAGCAATGACGTGATTAGATGGTCGCTTATCCACATGAAACCAAAGGTCATCGGAATTCGCCAAATCAATAATGTCGTAATTATCTTGGGCATTTTTACCAATATGGTAAGTTATAGATTTATTTAATGATTTAATGAAAACTTCTAAAGTCAACATTTCTTATAGTTAGATTTATTTGTTTTCAGATAAAACAAATAAAGTATTCAATTTTACCGGTATGCAGATTCCCAAGATGATGTCGCCGAATTCGCATAATTTATTGAACTATTACAATTACCATAACAATTCCCCTGATAATAATACGAATTTTTATTTTGAACGAAAACATCACTATAATTCGTTTTTAATGTCGGTCCATTTTTCCCACCTGCTACGCATTTTTGTCCACCCAATAATACACAACACGACGTAGCTGCACATGTATTTGCGTCTAAAGCATTGCAATTTTGTTCTAAAGCCGTCGCATCATTTTGATTTTGTGCACAAAAACCTACCGACATAGCCGCTATATTATATACCGGAGTCACTGTAGATTGACCCGTTGTTGAACTCAAATATACACTATCTTCATAATTGGGCACATAACTAGATGGCCCAAATAAATACGACCCGGGTTCATAATATGTCGTATTGCCTTTTATCCTACGCAATTGTTCAGGGTCACCTGTATAATCTGCGTGATAATCAGGCACATTTTTAACATCATATTGTATATTTTTACTGAGAATGTCTACATCTTTATTTGCATCAGACTCGGGCGATAATGTTATACCAGATGCATTTGCGTTATAATCTTGGGCATATGCGGCAGCATGAGTAATCGGAATAATGGTTTGACCACCATCATCAGATGCATATCCATAAGGTATTTCGGCAATCGTGTTTGTTTTAGCAACTGGGTCATTTGATATAAAATAATATCCATATGGAATAGGCAATGTTGAACTAATAGACCGTTTAATTATATTATCATCAATGTGAGCATTTACTATTTTATTATTAAACCCTTCATATGACGGACCTATATATAGACCTATCGCTAAAATAATAAATATTAGTAATAATAAAGATAAAAATATAATCACACGTTTTTTATCCATTCTATATTATTATTAGAAAATTGATTTAGTAAATATTCGGTAAATGAAATAGACAAATAGAACATATAGATATAATATAAAATGATTATTCCAGTAAAGTGCGTTACTTGTGGCGGGGTTTTAGCCGATAAATACCGATATTTCCAAGAAGAAGTTCGCCGATTGAAATTAGCCAAGGGGGGTAAAGTGGAAAAAGTAGTATACTTGACGAAAGCCCTCATTGAAAAAACACCCGAAGGTCAAGTATTGGATGATTTGAATTTGACGAATGTATGTTGTCGGCGACATATGTTGACGCATGTTGATATTGAATAAACTTGGTAAAATACAATATATCATACATATGTATACAATAAATGTCTCGTTCAAACATTAGACGAACTGCTAAAAAAGGGGGAAATAAAAATACACGAAAAAGAGGGGGGTGTGGTTGCGACAAAACTGCACCGGTTGGTGTTGGTTTGCCTTTAAAAGGTGGCGGCACTCCTTTTTTTTCTTATCCTACCGCAGATAGAATGATACCATTGAATTCGTTTAAAAATGATATGACGGACCCTGCAAACCAGATTAGTGCGAGACAATTGCCTAATTTTAAAATGGGCGGTAAAAAAGGAAAAAAAAGAGGAAAAGGAAAAAAATCTAAAAAAATGAAAGGAGGTGACTTTACTCAATCATTGAGTAAATTATATGATTTTGCATTAGGCCGGCCAACCGACCCTATATCTTCATTCGGAACAACTGCTGGTGCAGTTGCAGGTGCGAAATTGGCTAGTGCAAATTCAAATGCAACACAGTCTTTTTCTACTACTGACCAACCTACGGCTAGATTATTTAGCTCAACAAATCCACCCAAGATTTAACCTTCATAATACCAGCGATTCCGTAAGGAATCGCGATGGTATTACTTGTTTATGTGGGAGACCATGTACCATCCATAATAATATGTGGGGTATATTTATATCAAATAATAATATGGCGAATATCGGCTTTCGTAACTTATGCACCCCCGCTCAAATATACCTGGCGATTTCAATTGTAGCATTAATTGTTATGTATTTGCAAAACATGGGATTTGATAATGTCTATTGTTTAGGCTCTTATTCGTGTGATGTATCAAGCACACTATTGATTTTTGTAATAAAAATATTATATACTGTATTTTGGACTTGGGTATTGAACTTGATATGTAATGCTGGTGCACCGGGGGTCGCATGGTTTTTGGTGCTCCTACCTTTTATTTTAATGTTCATTTTATTGGCGTTGATGATGACTATGTAATCCATAATCAGAATTCAAATAACTATTTCCGCAAAATTGATTTAGAAATATGTCTTTATTATATTAGTAAACACATATACATAAAATATAGAATGAATCCAAAACTATCCGATATTATTGAAGAAGGTGATATATACCGAGTCACCATCTCGGGTCTAAATGTGAGTTTCGCCAATGCTATTAGACGCACGATTTTATCCGAAATTCCCGTCGTCGCTATCCATACCGAACATTATGAAACCAATCAATGCAAATTCGCGGTAAATACATCGCGTCTACACAATGAGATTTTGAAGCAACGTCTAAGCTGTATACCAATTTGTATCAAAGAATTGGATTTATTACCTGGAAAATACGTGTTAGATGTGGATGTGACGAATGAAACGGATAATATGATGCATCTAACTACTGAACATTTTCGCATCAAAAACAAGGCGAATGATAATTATTTGACTAAAGAAGAGACGGTCAAAATATTCCCCCCAAATCATAAAACCAATTATTTCATTGATTTCGCACGATTGCGTCCCAAGATTAGTGAAAGTATTCCAGGTGAACAAATCAAATTCATGGCTGACTTTTCAATTAGCAATGCCCGGTCAAATAGTATGTTTAATGTTGTCTCCAAATGTGCCTATGGAAATACGCCAAATCCAGTCGCGGTAGAGTCGGCATGGGAAGCTAATGAAGATAAATTGAGGGCCGAAGGTGCGACAAAAGACGAGATTGACTTCCAAAAACGCAATTATATGTTATTAGATGCCCAACGCCAGTTCATTGCCGATAGTTTTGATTTTGTTGTCCAAACTCTCGGTATTTATGAAAATGTTGAGTTATTTCAAAAAGCGTGTGCGGTGCTGCAAAACAAATTCGTGGATTTGATTCATGCAATTGAATCGGATACCCTATTGATTTTGAATAGTGAGACGACGATGGATTATTGTTATGATGTGATTTTGGAAAATGAAGATTATACCATTGGTAAAGTATTGGAATATATATTGTATGAAAAGTTCTATGTCCAAGACAAATCATTGAGTTATTGCGGATTTAAGAAATTCCATCCGCATAATGATGAAAGCACCATCCGTCTCGCATTTAGCCAAAATACTGACCGAAATATGGTGCGACAACTCATGAAAATTGCTTCAAATGATGCACAGGAATTGTTTAGCCGGATATTCAAGATGTTCTAGACAAAGCTCTTATTGAAATAAATAAAATCTACAAACATGGCTAAAAACATGGGAAACTGCCACGTCGTGAAAATACCTTCATGGGATTTATCTTGATATATCAAAACCATAATAAATAAATAAAAACTAATGATCAATGTTATCGTGAAAGAAATGAAAAAGAGTTTGTGTATAAAATCCAATGCACAGAATTGTTGAAATACTTTTTTCATTTATTGGTATAAAGTGTATATACAGTATGTTTAGATTCATTGGTCTCTATATCATTTCGTAAAATATTATGTAAAATTGAACTAAAATTATTTTACATAATAATACAATATAATTGACTACATAATATGGAGAAGAGAATCAATCAGCAAATTGAGCAATATACAACTACATTCAAGGACGATATCAAGGCCAAAATATGTGGAATGAATTTAGATAATAAACTTCAGGCGGCCGAATTAATTAGTTTTGTATATGATTATAACCGGCTTTATTTAGAAAAAGACGATTTTGTTAAAAGGAAGCGAGTCAAGAATGCAGTGCCGGTTTCTAACCGATGCAATGCAAAACGGGCGAGCGGCGAACAATGCACCCGCCGTCGCAAAAAGGATTGCGAATTTTGTGGAACACATTTTAAAGGCACGCCACATGGTATCATTTTAGCCGAAGGGGCAGTTGAGAATACTATGCAAAAAATGGAGGTTTTCGCAGAAGATATCAAGGGAATTGTCTATTATATTGATAAATTTAACAATATTTATCAAACGGAAGATATTTTAACAAATAAAGAAAATCCACGAATTATTGCTAAAGCAGTTAAAATTGGTAGTGCATATACGATACCGGAATTTGGCTTAGTATAATAGCCTAGTATAATGATTTATTTTGGTCCATTGATTGGTCCATTGATTGGTCCATTGATTGGTCCATTGATTTTGCGAACAATTGTCTCTTTCATAACTTCTTCCCGATTTTCCAATATAAACGTTTGCATATCTTCAGCTTTATCCGAGTCACCTTGATAATATTTGGATAAAATATCAAATAATGCTTTTTTGGTAATTGGCTTTTTGATATTTTTTTTATTATACATAATTTGACCATCATTTATATCACAACAATCTATCTCATTTTTACGCATAATATCAATTAGATTTGACGATATCTTCTTCTTCTCAAGTTTGCGAATATTTTGTTGTTTTTGCAATTCCCGAATTTCATTATCATTTTTTACCCAATCTTTTATTATTTTTATTAATTGTTCTTTTGATTCCATTTATCTATATACCATATCGGTGATATATTTATACTATTTTTTGTGATAAATATCATATAGATATAGTATAGTTAGTCTAATATAATGAATCTTCAATTTAACAACAAGTATAAAGCCCAAACATATGTTTATAAACAACCCTCTATACAAAATACTCCACTCATGGGATTCTCGCAAAAATATTTGCAGTTTAAAATGGTAAATGATGCGATTCAACAGGCGAACCAACCTGCTATAGTGCAACCCCCGCCGATTCTACCCAAAAAAATGAAATGGGGTGAACCCACCTGGTTTTTATTACATACTCTGGCCGAAAAAGTAAAGGACGAATCTTTTGCCGAAATACGAGTCGGATTTTTGAATATTATTTATACTATTTGCACAAATTTACCATGTCCCGATTGTTCCAACCATGCTAAAACATTATTAGATGGAGTCAATTTTAATGCGATACAAACTAAAGCCCAATTAAAACAATTATTATTTGAATTTCATAATAATGTGAATAAACGAAAAGGATTTCCCATTTTCAATTATACAGATTTAGATAAAAAATATACAAATGCAGTTACTATTAATATTATCTATAATTTCGTGAAATTTTTCAATCCTAAAAACTATAGTATCCGTATGATAGCCAATGATTTTCACCGCGAACGCATTACTGAAATTATAAAAGGATGGTTTAATTCAAATTTGGTATATTTTTTACAATAAAGTATATTTTATGACTATTCATGGTCATAAAATAATCATGGGATTATTATGGATTTACGGGGGGGTGGGCATTTTACACCGAAATATTTGCTTAGTCGGTCGTGCACATGTTTGTGAACTACCCCCAATAAATTGCAAGTCTATATTTTTAGTGCTAGTTATAGCCAAGGCCCATAAAATACCACCTATACCACCTAATAGGAATGCAACTCCAATATTCCAAGCAGATGTGCATCCATTTAATAAATACCATGCCCCATCACATATAATTAATAAAGGAAATGTAATTAATGTGGGTATATTTTGAGCCATTGCACTATTTAAATTATCACGAGTTATCGCACCAGATGGACCCACTATTCCCAAAATATTTGTTGTGGATGAATTTACTATAAATATTAACAAATACCAAAATGTGAAACTAAATACAGTCATACTTAATGGTAACCTAGAAATTGGCGAACCATCCATACCTAAAGATATCAAATTACATTTAGCATCTATTGGTATATCAACGCCTGAACCATCGGTAGCTGGACCAGATGCAATAAAACCAGCAACACCAGTAACAAATGCACATGCAATTAATAGACCAGCCAAATAAATAATCCCACCTAAACTAGTAGTTAATATAGATTGTAATACAAAATAACAAACAACTATAAATGGTGATAAACGGAAAGCCAAATAGAAAATTTGTGCGATATTAACTTTTTCCATTATTTTTCAATTTATTATATAGATAGATTTTTTCAAACCCATATTTTCTCAAATACTTCCTTTATATGTTTCACTTTTATAAATGTTATGTTATTGTATTTATCATTTATCAAATACTTTTTAGCAAATTCTTGGTATTCTTTATCATTTGCCTCGGGGAAAATGAAAGTGGTTACTCCTGCCCTAATACCTCCCAAGATTTTGGTATCTAATCCTCCTATTGCTGTAATATTACCACGTAAATCTATCTCGCCCGTCATGGCCACCGTATTTTGTATCATTTTATTATTAAATAAACTGTATATAGCCGTCGTAATTGCCGCACCTGCCGAAGGTCCATCTTTAGATACTGAACCATCAGGACAATGTATATGTAGTCCATTGCTACGTGTATTATCAAAAAATTTCAATAATTCAGTCTTTCGTGAATCAGGCGTTAAAGACCAGGCTAAACTCTTGGCTACATTCATACTCTCTTTCATCACATCACCTTGTAGTCCGGTTAATCGCAATTCCAAAAAAGTAGATGACGGGAAAAACGACGTCTCGACCGGAATAATACCCCCTTTTCCCAAGGCATTCGCCCAAAGACCATTAATCGTCCCCACTTCTGGACTAGTCGGTATCAGCTTTTCATGTATTTGACTATATTTTTTCAAATACCGATTTTTCAATAAATCCTTGGTGATTCGTATAGGATATTCGGCTAATTCATAGTTTTCGCATTTCAATATTTCTAAATTGATTTCACCGTATAAATCAAACAATAATTCCTTTAGTTTACGCACACCCGGTTCCATCGTATAATATTCTATTATGTGTTCAATTATCGCATCATCTAAAATCACCGTATCTGTCGGTATACCCATTTTCGCATGTATTTCGGGTAATATATGGGTTCGTATAATGACTAATTTGTCGGTTATACTCAAATTATCAAATTTTATGCGATGAATTCGGTCTAATAATATACGGTCAATCTGTTCCGGGTCATTATATGAAAAAATAAACAGAGCTTTTGATAAATCCACATCTATTCCGCTGAAATATTTGTCTTGGAATGTATCATTTTGTGTTGAATCTATTAAATGCGTCAATATACCGATGATTTCTTTACCATGTTCCGTTTTACTGACCTTGTCTAATTCATCTATATATATAATCGGATTCATGCATTTCGTCTCCATTATAATATCTATAATTCTCCCCCAAATTGAATTCACATATGTATAACTATGCCCTTCTAATGTTGACCCATTACATGACCCGCCCAACGCGATAAAGGCAAATGGTCGCGAATTCCCGTTTTCATCTAAAAGACATCCACTTAAACCCTTCTTGGCTAAGGATGTTTTTCCAATTCCCGGCGACCCTTCAAACCCAAAACAATAACCCGTCTGTTCACCATTCATCCATTGACCTACGATTTTCAAGATTTGGTTTTTAGCGTGTTTATGTCCATAAATAGATTGGTCCAAAACATCCACGACTTGATTCATCATATTCTCTATACTTTTAACCGATTCACTCATACATTTGTATTCTTGGTATAACTGGACGGTCGTTGTATTCGCTGGCTTTAATATATCATATATCCGACATTTTTCCAAATTATCTATCTGTGGGTCTAATAAATAAGTAGTAATATCTCGCAATCGGTCCGGCTTTGTGATACCCGTAATCAACCAATTATGTTTGCTAGACTGCTTACTATTTATATACTTACTAGCAATCACAGTATGTTTGAGTGTTATAATATCACATGTATCTTGAATATCAGTTATTATGAACTTATTAAGCTGGGTTAATACATTAGTAGAATATTTCATGATTTCAACATTCGTATATTTCGGCTTGAGTTCGCAGATATTTTGCGTTACGAATTGTGATGGTTTAGCCCGTAACTTTGTAAATGTCGCATTGATTTCTTTTATTGTTTTCAATATCGGTTCTTGTTTATATATACCAAACGGGATTTTCAACAATCCTTCCAAATACTGCTTGGCTTTAGCACCCGAATCGTCATTTTTCCCCTTCAATTCCTTTAATTTCGCAATGGCTTTTTCCTTTACATTTTCAGGAACTTTCAATAAATAAATTTGCTGCTCTAAACTGATACGATTAACGTCGTATTTTTGCATCATATCCTGACTGTATTTTATCGTATGTTTCATCGCCTCTTTAAAATAAATCTTGATTTTCCATGGAAAACTATCATACAAAATTATTTGTTCGGTTGAATCTACCTGGTCATTCGTATTAAGTGCGATTAAATCATATAATAGATAAGTGATATATTGAATCTCGTCATTTTTATTATATATCAATAAATTTATCAACATGTTTCGCTGGGAATACATATCATTCTCCAAGAATTTGTTTATTGTTATATCAATCTTATTATTCATTATCATATTCGCATCCGTCATAACTGCGATGCGACGTTTATATATATCATTATTACCATATACCAAAATATCTTTAAATGATAATGTTTCTATAATACGGGTTATAATATCTACGTCGGGACCTTCTGTTGGTGTAGGCTTGTCTTCCTTGATGGATTCTATGCGTTTATCAATATATGAATTCGTTAGACATTCCAATGATATATCATCGCATATACAATTCATTATTATTGTTTTTTGCGATTTTTCATTATGTATAATCAGTCGTATTCCATGCACACGAATATGATATTGCTTTATAGATAAATCCGCATTAAAACATTCCAAATCATTCGCATATTCTATTGTGATGGCTTCATCGGTTATTTTATCTACACATATCCCAAGAATCGCACTTCGTTCCGCCGCCTTTTGTTTATTTGTTTGTTTCCAATGCACCGTCTTATAACCGATTGGATGCACATATTTGGCGATTAAACAATACTTATCATACAAGATTTTATCTGCGAATTTGTATTTAGCAACGAATTCCGACCCACAACTAATAAATAATAAATCCTCTATATCATGTGTTCCATAACTACCCAAAATTAATGCTAATTTATCTACTATGGACTGCAAAACCTCTATTTGTTTATCTAATTCGGCCATATTAATGGCCAAATATAATACCATTGTTTTTTTATACAATTCATTCAATGTTGATAAACATATAGTCACATCACTATTCCCGAATATATTATGCTTCTTATATGCCTGTATTGATATAATTGTATGCTGTATAATATCCTGTATTTTGATGATTTTTTCCTTCATCTTCAATACTATATCAATCGTTTTATCCGCTATTTCGGGATTGATTATTATGGTATTTTTAAGCTTATCCATTTTTTTTTTAATATTCATTTTTCTTCAAAAAATATATTAAAATAATTATATATTTTATAATTATACTTTATTTTCGCCGATGCCGATATATTGTTCAAGTATGTAAACCGTATAAAGATTTCGCTACATATACCTATATATTATAATATAAATATGGGGATTCCAAGTTATTTTTCGCATATTATCAAAAATTACCCGAATATCATTAAAAATTTGTATTCATTGTTATCAAAGAATACAAAATTTCACAGCATGTATATGGATTGTAATTCAATTATATACGATGCTTTTCATTCCATTCATAATACCAGCAATTCGGCCGATACGTTATCTGATGATGAGTTTTATTCACAATTAATTGATAAAGTCATTGCGAATATAGAATTATATATAGCACTTATTAAACCTAGCCATGTTATTTATATCGCATTTGATGGGGTCGCACCATTCGCCAAGATGGACCAACAACGAAATCGGCGATATAAAACGTGGTATTTATCTAATATCGTGTTTGACCAAGAAACTCCTAAAACATTGCGAAATATCTCCATGATTACACCAGGCACCAAATTTATGGTTCTACTTTCTAGCCGTATTGCTTACCATTTTAATAATATGGAAATCAAATATTGTGTTGAAAAAATGGTGGTAACGGGGGCAGATGAACCCGGTGAAGGCGAACACAAAATGTTTCATCATATGCGGCAAAATAGTAATCCTGAACATAATATTGCCGTCTATGGTCTAGATTCAGACCTTATTATGTTGTCTATTTTTCATTGTTGCCGATTTCGCAATATTTTCATTTTCAGAGAAGCACCCGAATTTATGAAAAGTTCAATCCCCATAAAACCTACAAATCCAAATGAACCTTACTTCATGGATATCGGTATGCTATCTACTGCGATTTTGTCGGAGATGCAATGTGGTGCGGCGGATATGCAACGTATATATGATTACGTATTTTTGTGTTTCTTTTTAGGAAATGATTTTTTGCCGCATTTTCCGTCATTAAATATACGCACACATGGAATTCAAACATTGTTAGATACTTATCGCAAATTTATTGGAAATTATGCCGACCGTTTTTTCATATCGCGGGATACGGGAAAAATCGTATGGCGATGGGTATCACTTTTCATCGGCGAACTAGCCAAGTTTGAACATGACCGATTATTGGAAGAATCGGGTGCACGCGACAAATTTGAAAAACGGAACTGGCTAACTACGACATCTAAAGAAAAAGAAGATGCTTTTAATAGCATTCCGATTATTTATCGGGCCGAAGAAAAATACGTATGTCCGAGTGAGAAATTCTGGGAAGACCGCTATTATAAAGCATTACATCATGAATCTCGGTCAAATGAACCCTTTATGAAATCGGTATGTATGAATTATTTAGAAGGATTGGAATGGGTTTACAAATATTATACTGTAGGATGCCCCAACTGGCGATGGAAATATAATTATCATTATCCACCGCTACTTGTAGACTTGTATAAATTTGTTCCACATTTTGATATGAACTTAATTCACGATTCTCCACCAAATCCCTTTCCACCAATTGTGCAATTAGCTTATGTTTTACCGCGTGTTCAATTGAATTTATTACCGGCTTCTGTTGAAAAAATGATTAAAACCCGATATTCACATCTTTATCCCGAACAATTTGAGTTTCAATGGCCTTATTGTCGATATTTTTGGGAAGCTCATGCAGTTTTACCCGAGATTTCACTGGCGACATTGGATAATTTTATGGGATTTGTATGAAGATATATCTGAAAATATATCTATATATATATATAATGCCTCCGAAAAAAGCAGCAGCAGCAGCAGCAGCAGAAGCAACAACTAGCGTTTCACCCAGTCGCCGAACTAGACGAAATATTCCACCACCGGCTGAAGCCACGGCCTCCGGACCACCGACAGGTAAGACCGGGCGTAGAAAAAAAACCAGTAAATCTCCATCTCCGCCGCCGCCAGCCGCGGCCACGGCCTCCGGACCACCGACAGGTAAGACTGGGCGTAGAAAAAAAACCAGTAAATCTCCATCTCCGCCGCCGCCGGCTGCGGCCATGGCCTCCGGACCACCGACAGGTAAGACTGGGCGTAGAAAAACAAAAAGTAAATCTCCCTCTCCACCGCCGGCTGCTCCATCTGATGCATCCAGAATATTTGTGGTTAACGCTTATACTAAACAATATATAAATATATCCCAGATTATCGAACAAGGTTATGCTAGTCAACAATCTTCGAGCATACACCGCGGCGGAATTCAACCCGGATTTCAGGCATTAGTTGAAGGGCATAACAACTTCGAATTTTTCATTTTGTTCTTTAATATTGCCTCGGATACAACCGGTATTTATAGTCCATTTAATAGCGAACCGGCAGTTATCGCATTGAAAACAGAATTATATAATGGAACACGTATCAATTCGCGTGGCGAAACAGAACCGCATACAAAAGATAATATCAAATTATTAGCAGGTTTTACGAATAAAAAAGGAAAGGATTTGGTTCCATTAGACGAAATTGGAATTGCTATATTTAAACGTGAAGATTGGGACTGGCGAGAACCCATATTAGAACATATGTTTGATAATAAAAATCAGGGCGAACTACGTCAATTATTAGCTAAATATATAGTCGAACTAAGATAATTACACCGTTTAGTGCAAACCTATCATCCATAATAGCTCATTCGCATTCACCAAATCATCTATAGTATTTACATTACACCGACCGAAAAGAAAAATGAGACAAGATTATTCTAAAAAATAAAATAAAAATTATCGGTCATTTTTCCTTCTTTATTTTATAAATCAAATCGGTGGTGTAAAAGCACCTTTTTGTATTTACCTACGACAATCAAAATATGTGTAGAACCTAAATGCAGAGCATTCAATATAGCATAATATATCATTGGTTTATCATTTACTAAATGCAATACTTTTGGTAGACCCGAATTCATACGTTTTCCAAGACCACCGGCTAAAATAATAGAAATCATTTCTATTATTTATATATATATATATCAAATGGTCAAAATCACGGGAAAAAAACGAAGTATTCGTAAAAGACAAACGAAGAAAAAGGGGGGTTCTTATTGCGTTTTTGAAAATGAACATAAATACCGTCCAGCTTTATATGATACAGATGATGCACAAACACGTTGCTCACATTGTCCGGTTTGCACACAACCTAGATTTTATTTTTATTTTTTTTGTAATAATACGTTATTTTCATATAAACCTCACGTTTTTAAACATTTGGATACATTTAACCGTGCAACACAACCAAATGAAAATATATGCACATCTACCAGAGACGGAAAAAAACGAATATATTTTAGCACCACCTATCATAATTTACAAGGAAATTTATTGAATTTAATACGAGAATTCAATAACATTATTAAAGTCAATGAATTAAGTTATATCAAATTAAAACCACCTAATTCAACAGCAAACGAATCTGCTGATCCAATATATTATACTTACATATTACCTGATACTGATATCACTATTTTTTGGATGAACCGACCAAAACCACGAACATGTCCTGCAAATATACGTGATAATGACTATAAAAACAGTCTGCATTGTATTCAAATAACGCATATACATTATGGCCAGCATTACCTATCTCCAAAATGCACATATAATACCGCGAATAAAAACCAATTTTTTAATGCATCGACCGTCCCAGATATTACATTCGATAATAATGTAGTATCATTATCACCTTCTGCCGAAGAAATGCTTGAGAATACACGTAAACGATTAGAAGGAAAAGAAACAGCAGAAGCTGTAAAAGAAAAAGAAGAATTAGAGATTGCTATGTACCTGAATATGCAAGAGGAAGCACAGAAAATTAATTCAGAACAGAAATTGGAATCAGAGCCATTGATTGAGACGAATGCTGATAGAAAAAATGATACCCTCGCTGCAAAAAAGGACACATTGAAAACACAACAAAAACAACAGAAACATGACTCAGCCATAGCCAAACAAAAATCCCTCAATAAAAAAAAAAAAATAACATCTGAAGATATAGATGGTTTAATTGCAGAATTTTTCAAAAAAGAACAAACATCTGCATCAGCAACATCTGAAACACCAGCACCAGCAGCAACCGCAACCGCAACAGCAGCAGCAACATTAAAAACAAAAAAAACAAAAAAAACAAAACAAAAAAATGAACACGCACAGCCTTTGTAAATAATAATATTATTTTATACTATAATGTCTATTAGTATTCAAGAAAATAATATTATTTTAGAAACAGCAATTCGCCAAGATTTAGATTTAAAATTGGTTTATACTCCTATATATTTTAAAACGGTGGATTTAAATGCCGAACTTGAAATAGCTGCATCCACTGCATCCATGAGGGGGGGGTATTTTCAAGATATTGATAAATTAACCGTTCCATTCAAATATTTTGTTTATATGATTGAGAAAAATCCGGTATCTATTGGCCTATCATTCATTAATGATAAAGCCAAACCTTCATCAAAACCTATAGCACCCGACAAATCGCCTAGTCTATTTCAACGAATGAAATCTATATTTAGTAATAGTAATAAACCAACAGAATCGCCAATAGTAGACGAATCAGTAGAAGAAAAAGAATCAGTAGAAGAAAAAGAATCAGTAGAAGAAAAAGAATCAGTAGAAGAAAAAGAATCAGTAGAAGAAAAAGAATCAGTAGAAGAAAAAGAATCAGTAGAAGAAAAAGAATCAGTAGAAGAAAAAGAATCAGTAGAAGAAAAAGAATCAGTAGAAGAAAAAGAATCAGTAGAAGAAAAAGAATCAGTAGAAGAAAAAG